TCAAACTCCTTTAGAATAGAAGCTATTTGTTGTGGACTAAATTTACTTTTTCTCATAATTACTGTTTAAAGTTAAGATTATTTTTCTACTTATAAACAGTTCGGTTTTTGGGGAAGCTTACAATTTTATACCACCGTGTTTCCTAGTGTGGTATTATATACGGTGCTTCATTGTCCTCTTCTGGTTTAGTCCCTTTTCCAAATGCTAATTCCCCTGGAGAAGCTTCGTTATACTTTGGAGAAGCTGAGGCATCTATTACAGAGCATACAAAAGACTGCTTGTATAAATTTCCTGAACTTCCAGTATCAACCGGATGAAAGCCTATTCTAGTCATTTCAGAATAGTTTTCTCCAGAGCTTCCATGTAAAACCCTATGAATGTCATTATTGGTCTTTAAATAGGCCAATGCATCTGTTTGGTTGTATGCGCCCATGTTGGTATCTAAAAACGTTTCATAGAAATAATAAATATCAATTTGTACGTTTACACGTTGTGTTTTTGCTCCTAAATTTTCAGGGTTTAAAATCCGAAAGCTTAAAAAAGCTGCAGGTGTTGGAAACGGATGTTCCTCAACTAAAAATCCAACTTGATTATGCCATAAGTCTAACCAGTTTATTCCATCTAAGTCCGTAAGTTTTACAGCTAATTCTTTATACAATTCTCCCCAGTCTTCAAGTTCCATATTATAAGTGTTTAAATTTTGTAATAATTTCTTTTTTCAGCCATGTATCAAAGTTGCCCATTAGGGTGGCAGATTCTCCTAAAAATTTTCTTTGAGGCATCTTCATGGTGATACTTTGTTTTTTGGTAAGTGCTAACGCTTTCCACATGGTGTTATTAGTTGCAGAAAACATAAACCAAAAATATTTCCTTGATTTTTTAGTAATCGGAATTTTTACAATTCCCCCGTTATTGTGAATCTCGGCATGCTCAGCATCAGATCCAAACACAATACGTTTGTCACTTGCATCAAACACCTCAATAGAGTTCATTAAGTAAGCAGATTGTACCAATACCTTTCTTCCAGGATCAGGATCATTTTTTCGTAATTCCCAAGCCTCATATCCAACGTCCGTAAATCCTTGATTTTGGAAACTGTCTTTAAAAAACTCCACACCAGTAACTCCTGCAAATCGCACGGCATTCTTTTTTAATTGAGCTCCCATTTTCACGAAATCGGGTGTGTCGTTTATTTTGCCCATTTTTTTTGTATATTTGTCCTGTAGCTAAGTGCTCGGGTTATTCCTTGCACGTTCCCTACAGAAAAGCAGTCGTTTACGATTGCTTTTTTCGTTTATAAACACTTATCTTTTTTCTGTCTGAAGAAATAATATAAGCTTCTTTGATGTTCTCGTGTACTTTCTCTTTTTCTAAAATGGCCTTTATTCTTTTAGTGGCATTTTCAATGGTGTCCTTGTTTTTATGTAAGTCTATTACGATAATTTCAACACCTTGCCTGTTGGCAGAGCGTAGCACGTTTTTATAATTTTTAGACTCCAGAGCTTTCCTGTCCGCTAATTTTCCACCAATTAAATATTCAGGATTTTTTTTAGACAAAATTTGTCCATCAATATGAGGTCTTAATTTCACATCCACATCTAACTTTTCAGCAATTTTAATCGCTACTTTGTAGTTTCCAATCAATTCGTCAGCTCTTGCATCGGCAAAAGGAGAAACAAACACTTTGGATCCGTTTTCTGCCACAAAGCGAGCCTTACCGTATGAAGCAATAGCCTTGAAGTTTTCAAAGGCTTGTTTTATAGAGCTTACTTCCTTTTTAGGGAATGTAAAATAAGGGTGTGAATTCTCATCAAAAACTTGATGTGTTTTACCAACATTCATTTCAAAACCTTTGTCTGGAGCAATAGGGGCTTCTTTAGAAGTGCTTTTTTCTGCAGTAGGTTTTACATAGCAACGGCAGCGCCACCCGTTTGGAGGATAATGTGTATTCCAGAAATCATCATTTACAGGTTTTACAATTCCATGAAGTGCTGCATGATCATGACGTACTTTATCATCACCCACGGTCATGTACTTTAAATTCGGGAATAAATCCTGATTAGCCTCATATCCTTTCCATTGTCTAGCTGCTTGTGCAGATCTCTTTGCGGTTTGATATTCGGCTTGTAAATAGTTTTTATTGTAATTCTGGTGTACCGCTTCAACTTTACGTTTAAAAGCGCTAAAAGAACGAATTTTACCGCTTTTATCAACCAAATGACTATTCATTTCAGCAAGCTGTTGGTAGGTTTTCGCTCCTGAGAAACGATAAATGTTTTGTTTGATCTGTTGTACCGTTGTAGAATTTGCAATATCTACCTTAAACCAGTTTTTACCATAACCTGCGGCGGCTCCTTTTTCCAGCTCGTTGTATGTTTTTTGAAGTAAACTCTGATTTAATTCTGAAGGTTTTAATTTTCCATTAAACAGATCTTTTGCAATTTTATCTATTAGCTCAGACCAAGAGCTTATATCAATAGCTTCTATTGTAATGGTTTCTTCAGGTTGACCGCAAACATGCCCCTCATTATAAAAGGCGGTTATTGCTTTTGTGTTGGCTTCAGCTTTTTTTTTTTAGGATCTTCAACTGGAGGTGTGTTTTCTCCAGGGCTTTTAAAATCAATGATCGGCATTCCCGTTTTTTCGGCCAATACATCTTTGTCTAATACAAAACCTGCTTGAGTAAGTGCTACGGCTTTATCAATCATAACACCTTTTTCCATTTCTTCAGTCTCATCCCAATCAAAAGATAGGTTGGCCAAAGGAGCGTAAAAACTACTCAAGGAAATCAAACGAGGTAGCAGCTGCTTGTTGATCAAGTATTGCGCAAAAAGTTTGTCGCTTTCATGGCGGTCATTGGCTACCTCTTGCAGTACCTTAATACTTCCATAGGTACCAGAAGCATCTTTATTGTCGGAGGTACCATCTTGACCTAAAATACGTTTTGATATTTCAGAGTTCAAGCGTTTTAGCATTTCATCAAATACTTTGTGCGCATCGGTACCAGGAATGTCTCCAATTTCAATAGTTTCTCCTTTTTTCAAAACGGCAACATGATTGTTGATCATTTCTATCATCATTTCTAGCAGTTCCTGTTGTCTGCCCTCTAAAGGATTGTCGGTGGTTACAAAGCGTGGTGGAATACCAAACTTCTCAATATAGTCCAGCCATGAACCCATTGCCAATTTTTTAGCAAGAATCAAAGGCGCAATTTCTGCAAGCATTCCCAATTCAGAATTTTCTCCAACCTGCAGGTAAAACTTTTCTAAAAGTCCAGATCTATAATCCCACCCATTTTCGTCTCCTGGTTCTTTTAAAATGATTCCTTTTTTTGTGTTGAAGTGAGCCATTGGAATGCTCAAAGTTTTCATAAGCTCTAAATTCTCATCTACATGAAAAATCTCTAATAATTTTACACCTGTAAATTTCGACATAAGCGCCTCTTTTAAAAACTGCTCAAACCAAGGACGTTCAAAAAGAGATCTAACCTCTGGTACTTCGTCTCCACTTTCATTCACAAATACAAATTTAGAGCGCAAAACACGGTGTACACGTGTTTCAATAACCGACATGGTATGTGCGTCTAATGTAAGATTTTGGTATAGCTCATCTAAAAATAAAAATTCTGGGTTTTCAGGATCAGTTGCCAATGCAATTGCATTTTTCCAATCCTTTAAAGTTTTTGCAGTAAAAAGCGTAGAGGCTCTTTTTATTTCTTCAGACTTAGTTTTTCCATTTCCCTTTTCAGATCTGTTTGCAGCTTCTACTCGAATTCTTCCATCAGGGATAAATCCTAAGACTTTGTCAATTATTTTTTCTCTAGTCCCCATATTTTAAATATAAAAATCGTTATTTCTGTTATTGCCATGCATTACTTTTGGTACTTCGTCTCCATTGTCATCTTTTACAGGAGGCAAACCAACAGGCTGTTCCTTACCCTCTTTTATGGACTCTAATAACTTCATTGCAGTGTTGTAGTCATCCACATAGTCTTTAGGCACTTTCCTTGCAGCATTTCGTCTAATAAATTGGTGCAGCACTATCTTTACTACGATGTCAATTATTAAATAATGTCTATCGAGTCCAGAAGCCTCAAAAATGGCATCTAGGTCGTACTTACCGTTCAGTTTGGTTTTTATAAGAGCAATAGTTTTTAGCTCTAAATTTTCCAATATGGCTGTTTGTGCCTCCTCGCTTCGTTCGCTTAAAAACTGAGCAATGATGTTTGCCTCTAAATCTCCGCTTTCTAAAAATTGATATGCCATTAGTTAAATCTTGATTTACGTTCATATTTAGCCATTAATATCTTTCCTGAGTTTCTTTTACTAGCAACATATTTGCTCAGTTCTGTAATACAGAATTCATCCGCATCAGGAGAATCATCATGAGTGTTGTATCCTGGCTCTATTCCTTTCAATTGTGCAATACCTATAATTGTATCATTGTGAGATTTCAGTTTCTCATTATAATAAACACGGCTATTTTGGTAGTACGGTTGGAGTCTAAGTATTCTATCATACTTTTTGATTTTCTTTTCAGTATCTACTTTTATAATATTTAAAGTAATTCCATATAAATCTTCACATTCTTCAATGGTTCTTACAATTTCATCATTCCAAAATTGAGCTTCAAAGCGAAAATGAACAATTACATCTTTAGGTAGGGAAAGTTGATACTCACACATCCAAATAACAGGTGCTTTTACCTTTGAACTTTTTACAAAGCAATCGATTTGGTAAAAATTACGCCCTTTCAGTCCCCATACTTTTACAGCATTTAAATCTGAATTTGTAGATCCTGCAAATGCAGGATCCCAATGTGCTACAATCATTTCAAAATGATCAATACGAGGAATTTTTGTCCATTGTATTTGTTCGTCCGTAAAAATTTCCCCTTCCACATGTGGTTCATGATTGTATTCTGCCAAGGCGGCCAAAGTTCCAATTTCGTCTTCTAAATCTTTGTAGTAGGTCGCTCCGTATTTTTGTGGCCAAGCAGGTTCATAAGTAGAAGCATTGTAAGCTTTTACTAGAAGCATTGTAAGCTTTTACGTGGTGAACTTTCCATTTTGGGTGCCTTTCTTGCAATATGGTTTGAATCATTTCAGGCGCAAAACGGTTGTTGGCATATTGAAAACGTCTAATATCACCATCCATAGTAGGAATCAAATCAGATTCAATCCACTTGGCTAGTTTCTTTTGTCGTTTCGGATTGGCAACGGTTTCTTTGGTTTCCAAATCATCCACTACAATATAATCTGGACGTTGAGATTTTACACGCAAACCCCTTACAGATTGTCCTGCACCTAAAGCTTTGGCAATAAAACCATCTTTGGTAATAAAAAAACCTTTTTCCCATTGGCCTAAGTTCTTTTGTTCTCCAAAATCATTAATGATTCTTTCATTGGCTTCAAACTCAGCTTTTAAATCTTCTAATAATTCCGAGGCTCTATCCTTGTTGGTAGTCACCAAAACCATATAATGCGCTTGGTCATTGATCCACAAATAAAAGGGCTTTATGATATCATCCCATACAGACTTTGCCAGTCCACGTCCCCATTCATCAAACTTCTTTTCAGTTGGATTTTTAAGAGTGTCTTTTGCAGACTTAATTTGAAAATCGGCACTTTCTGAAGTAGCATAGTGAGGAAAATAATGTTTCACCAAAAAGCGAACATCTTTTTTAGCACGTTCAATACGAGCTTGTTTGTCCTCTTTGGTTTCATCAGGATTTATGGCCCCACCGGAACTCCGAATAAGTTTCAGTTTCTCCTGGTACCTCTGTAACGCTATTTTATCCTTTTGCTTCAAACTGCTCTGTTAATCCTTTAATGGGTTTATCTGAAAATCTGTGAGTTACTTGGTTGGTTTTGTAGTTGAAAAACAAATTGTCGATATATCGAACACGAGCTTTTCCTGTGTGTTTATCCACTATTTTAAATGGCTGCCCAACTTGATAAAGGGTACCTTTTCTTAGGTAGTAGATTCCTTTTTCTAAATCACGTCTGCTTTTAGGGGTATCGTACCACCATAATAGAAACATTCTTTTTTTATATTGGAACCACGTCTTTAAACGCTGTTTAAATGCTGTTTTTTGTAAGTTCATTATCCTAATTTTAAACTGATTTCTGTTAGGTGTTCTTCTTGAAAGTCTAATAACTTCATATATAAGTTTGAATCGTACTTTTGAACGGCTGTGAAGATTTTAGACATTACCTCTAAATAATCGGCAAGAGAGATCTTGTTTTCTTGATCTAAAGTGAGTAGTGTTTTGTTGTAGTTCGCTACTTCAGAGGAGAGCCTGCTGGCTTTCGATTGTAAAGCGCTCACTTTCTCCAAGTCTCCTTTTATTTCAGCATTTTCAATTTCACGTATCAAAGTGATGCGCTGTTCGGTAAGTTTGCCAATAAGAACCTTTAAGTTTTCAATTTGGCTTTTGGTAGAGTTTATCTTTGCATCTCGCTCTTGTCTCCATCCATATTTCTTAATCCATATACCCATGGTTTTTTCTTGAATAGATGCAATTGCCGCACACTCTTTTTGGGATTTCCCTTTTAGGAAATGCTCCTTTGCTAGTCTTTTTTCACTTTCTTTTGCCATAATTATGGTACAAAATTGTAGTAAATCGCGAGTGTTTCTAAATGAACGTATTTTTACGGTATGTTTTTTTGTCTAAAATGGTAGTAAATGGTACCTAATTAAATACACTAATTTTCAAAAACCTTCATAGTACTGCAATTTTGCGGTATGAATAGTACAAAACCCTCTTATCCAATTTTCGCAGATTCTTTAGGAAGTCGTTTTCCTTTAGAGGTTACTGCAGTTAAGAAAAACAAGGTAGCACACATTGCTATTAAGGGATCTATATATGAATGGTCTACTGCCTCATCAAGAATTATTGAGCCTATTATTGCCCAGTTTAAAGAAGATGGTATTACAGAGGCGGTTGTCTATATAAAGACTCCAGGAGGAGATGTGTTTGAGGCAAATGAAATGCTAAATCTTATTTCAGACAGCTTTACCAAAGTAACCGTAAAAGCAGGTGCATTGGTAGCCTCAGCAGGAACTCGTTTTTGCGCTGAATTTCACACAACGGCAAAATCCAATTCAAAATTTATGATTCACAAACCTATGGGGAACCCTTCAGGGAATGAGGATCAAATAGAATCAAAATTGAAGCTCATCAAAGATATGACAGAAGAGTATCGAGAGGTGTATGCTAAAAAAATGGGAATTACCAAAGCTGCAGTTGAAAAACTATGGGCAAAAGGAGATTGTTGGATGACGGCTAAAGAGGCTTTGAAAAAAGGTCTTATAGATGCAATTGAAGATGAGGATGAAAACATCGATGCAAATACGCACATGCAGTTGGTTGCTTGTGGCGCTCCAAACATTCCTGAAATAAAAAATGAAACAAATCAAAAACAGAAAATAAATATGGAACTAAGTGTATTAGCCGTTTCGATTGGTCTACCATCAACGGCAACTCAACCAGAAGTTGATGCAAAACTTGAAGAGTTGAAAAGAAAGGCAGGTCAAGCTGATGGACTTGTACAGGCAGCAGCTGACAAAAAGGCTGCAGATGAAAAGGCTGCTAAAAAAGCAATCTTAGACAATGCAGAATTGGACAAAAAACTTGATCCTTCTTTAAGAGCTCATTACGAAACAATGGCTATCGAAGCATTGACAGAGATCTTTAAAAATGCACAAAGTGTAGAGGCAATTTCTGAGCAGTTAAACCCTGGCCAAAAAACAGATGCGGACAAAAGCCACAAAGGGTGGACGTATGCAGATTACCAAGACAAGAACCCAGAAGCTTTTGAAAAGTTAGATGAGGCAACTCAGACTTCCTTAATTGAGGCTCATTACAAAGAACAATAAACCACAAATTCAAAATTACGATACAATGAAAAAATTATTCAAAATTTTAGTAGCAGTCCTATTGGTTGCATTCACGGGGTATTCCTTTGCAAATGGATCAGGGCAAGAAGTGGCCTCTAGCACATTAGATGCTTTTAAATCCGTTGGAGGTGAAACGGTAGCTTTTGCAGCAGTAGCAAAAAAAGAATTGGCAGAACGTGAGTTAATCAAACACTTTCGCCACAAAGGTACCTGGTTAGAACGTGTTCCTTCAAAAAACCAATGGGTTGGGAATGATGTTATCAAGTTAAATGAAATTGGAGCAGATCCTGAGGTACTGATTGATAACAATACATATCCAATCAATGTGAGTACCAGAACAGATACAAGTTCTGCAATTTCTTTGTTTAAATACTCAACAGAAAATACGGCAGTATCTAATGATGAGCTGTATGCATTGCCTTATGATAAAATAGGTTCTGTACAACAACAACACAGAGAAACATTAGAAGATACTACTCAAGAGCATGCATTGCACTCGTTGGCACCAATGGCTAATACGGCAGATACTCCAATTTTCACAACAACTGGAGCTGATGATGGTACAGGTAGAAAAAAATTAAGATCTCAAGATTTGATTGACTACAAAAAGCAATTGGATAAATTGAAAATCCCTAAACGTGGACGTGTATTGGTATTGTGCCCAGACCATATTGCTGATTTATTGGCAGAGGATAAAAACTTAAACGTACAATATCAGAATCATAAGGAAGGTGCGATTTCTAAAAAGTACTATGGCTTTGAAATCTATGAGGATATCATTGCACCAGTATATGATGCTGGATTGAATAAAATCCCTTTTGGATCTGCAACACCTGGTACTGAAGCTTCAGTATTGTTTTTAGCACAACGTACGGCGAAAGCTCGTGGTTCGGTTCAAAGATATTTAGCGAAAGCAGAAAACGACCCTCAAAACCGTAAAACGGTATTAGGTTTCGACTTGTACTTTATTGCAATTCCAACATCGTTAAAAGGTCAGGGAGCAATTGTTTCTGGAGCCGTAGCATAACAACTTAAAAAGGGCGTCTCTACTTATTGCAAGAGAGACGCAACCCTACGGGGTTAAAACCAATCAACTATGAACGCAGTAATTATAAACATCGCACTTTCTCAATTTGGAATCAGAGAAATACCAGGAGAAATGGACAACCCTGAAATCACCAAATATTTCAAAGAAATAGGATTTGATGGTTCTTGGGTAAAAGATGAAACCGCATGGTGTTCAGCATTTTTAAATTGGTGTGCCAAACAGGCTGAATTGCCTAGAAGCGAGCAATTAAATGCACGTAGTTGGAGAACCATAGGAAAACAAGTTACAACTCCAGAAATTGGAGATGTGGTTGTTTTTTGGCGTGAATCCCCAGAGAGTTGGAAAGGGCATGTAGCCTTATTTATTAGAGAAACCGAAAACTACATTTATGTTTTGGGTGGAAATCAAAATAACCAAGTATCAATTAAGCCTTACGCAAAGGCTCGGTTGTTAGAATACAGAAGACTATGAATAAATTATTTAAGTGGCTTACCGGTGATGTTTTAGGCATTATCTCTAAAACCGTTGATGACGTAGTTACCTCAGATGAGGAGCGATTACTTTTGAGAAATGAATTACAAAAAATCATTTCAGAAAAGGCTTTAGAGGCTGATAAAATGGCCGCAGATATTATTCAAACCGAGGCAAAAGGAAACTTTCTACAAAGAAGTTGGAGACCAATTTTAATGTTGTCGTTCGGTTTTATTGTAATGTATTCAAAATTTATTGCCCCTGCTTTTGGTTTGCCAAACGCAGTTTTAGAACCTGACTTTTGGGCATTGTTAAAATTAGGAATTGGAGGATATGTGATTGGGCGCTCTGTTGAAAAAGTAGCACCTAGTATATCAAAAATTAACTTAAAAAAATAAGACCGTTATGGCAAACTTAAAAGAAATAGCAGCAAAGCAATTTGCAAAAGATAAAGACTTAGACAAGGTTTTTATTACAACTGATGGATATCCGTTTTACACGGAGAATGCGGCAAATCTGCATAAAAACACCAACTCAAAAAAGGAGATGAAGGTGTACTCTTTTTCGAGAGAAGTAGAGGGAGAATCAACTGAGAAATCAATTGATAAAATGAAAAAAGATGAATTGATTGCTTACGCAGCGTCAAATAAAATTGACATCTCTGAAGCGTCGAACAATGATGAGAGAGTTGCAGTAATTAAGGAGGCAATGAAATCTAAAAAAGCTGAATAGATATGGGATTTCAAGGTGTAAATGTAAATCAAGCAACAGGTGGTTTAGGCTTAAAATCTAGTATTAGCGATGGCGTTTGTCTGTTGGTAATAGGTGGAGCAGTAGCTGCTACGGGACTGGCTATAAAAACGGCAGTTGAACTGTTAAGTATTTCAGATGCTGAGGCAATAGGAATCACACCATCATTTGATGATACCAATGATATTTTGGCACATCATCATATTGATGAGTTTTTTAGAGTGTCTCCAGAAGGAAATCTATTTGTTGTTTTAGATGATGGTACGTTGACAAACGACAACATCAAAGCAATTGTAAGAGAGCATACAAATATTACAAATATAGGTTTGGTTAGAAATTCTGCAGATGCACCTGCCGACATGGCGGTGTATGTTGCAGGATATCAAACGTTGGTTACTGAGTTGAGAACTGAAAACAGAAATATTTCAAGTGTTTTAGTGGAGGGTGGTGAGTTTACATTGGCTACAGCCATTGCAGCATATCCTGACGCTAGAGCATACGACTCTCAAAACATTGGAATTGTCATTGCTCAGGATCCAATAATTAGAGCTGTAAAAGCAGCGCATGAAACTTATGCGGCTATTGGGACAGCTTTAGGATCAATTTCGGTTCGTAAAGTAAATGAAAATATTGGATCTATTGACATTGAGCAAAAACCTAGCCTATATATCGGAAACCCTAATTATTCATTGTCAAATACGGCAAGGCAGCGTTTTATGTCTTCAGGTTTGCAAGATGGTAAATCGTTCAACGATCTATCACCTGCAGAGATTCAAGCCTTGAATGACAAAGGATACATTTATGTAGGTTCTTACAACGGTTACGGAGGGTTTTATTTCAACGATTCCCATACGTGTACGTTAGACTCTTCTGACTATGGACGTATTGAAAACAACCGTGTTTGGGATAAGGCGGCCTCAACAGTAAGAGGGGTGTTATTGCCAAGAGTGAAAGCAAACATGCAAAAAGACCCTACTACTGGATTTATTAGAGAAGTAGAGGCGAAGGAATTAGAAGTAATTGCAGAAAAGTCTTTAGAGGCAATGGTTGCTTCAGGAGAAATTTCAGGAGCTTCTATTTATGTGGATGCCAAGCAGACTATTACTGCTGAAACTCCACTATTGATAAAAGGAAGTGTGGTGTTTAACAACATCATCCATGAAATTACTTTCGATTTAGGACTAACAAATAAATTAGGATAAGATGGCAAATACACCAACAATTATAAACTCACTTGGAACCATGGTCGGATGGAGTAAAATCTCTGTTCGATTGTTTGGCCGTGATGTAGTCGGTATTTTAAAAGTTGCTTATGGTGACGAAAAAGAAATAGAAAACCAATACGGAGCTGGAGAAATGCCCGTTGGAGAATCGGAAGGAAACTACAAGCCAAGTGCAAGTATTGAACTTACGATTGAGGAGCGTTTGGCAATTCAAAAATCATTGCCACAAGGTATGAGGATTCAGGACATTCCTGCATTCCCAATTATTGTCGCTTATGACTATCAAGGAACTATTTACAAAGATGTGATTGAGAATTGCAGATTCATAAATAACGGAGTTGACGTCAAACAAGGAGACAAAACAATTTCAAAGGATCACACACTAAAAACTTCACATATTAACTGGAACGTATAATTATGGACAAACCAACCTTTACAAAGTTCAAAGATATCACACCTGCAGACATTAAGAAATGGAAGCAGACCAAAGGAAAATTAAAACAAATTGAAATTCCTTTAAATGAGGATGATATTGATGGAAAAGGAGAAAAAGCAACTTTTATCATTTGCGCTCCTACAAGAAATATTTTAAGCGCCATTGCAACCTATGGCCAAGACAAGAACATTGACAAAGTAAACGAAATACTTATCAATAATTGTGTTTTGGGCGGTGACATGAAGTTCTTAGATGAAGACTCAGGAGATACTTCCATCTTTTTAAGTGTCCTGGATGAAGTGGGAAAGTTAATGGAGAAAAAGAGAGTGATCTCCAACTACATTTAGAAGATCAGAAGTTAGATCTAAAAAACAACTCTCAATATATCAAACACATCAATGCCGTAATTAGAAAAAATTACGGCATTGCACCTGAAAGCCTAGATGATGAGACATGGGCGCAACTTTATGAGGAACATTTATTCCTTGAAAAAATAAGATATGCCAATCTTAAAACAGTTTTTAAAAATGCTTTAAGCGAGGTTTTATCAAAAACATAAGACATGAGTAGTACAACAACACAATGGATACTGGAATTGGTTGATCGTGTTTCAAAACCTTTGAAACGTGTAGACCAACTTGCAAAACATTCAAGTGTTTCCATTGGGGCTGTTGACCGATTGTTAGATAGAATCAACAGAAAAAGCGCAACACTTACTTCAGGTCTTAGAAAAATGTCATTAGGTGTGGCCGTATTCGGTGCCATGGCTTATGGCTCTGCCCAGTTTGAGGAGGGCATGGCTCGAGCCAACACCATGGCGAATGTAGGAGCAAAAGAACTGGCGGCCTACAAAACTCAAGTTAGAGACTTAGCTGAAGAAATCCCAATCTTAAAAACACAATTGTCTGAAGGACTGTATGCGGTAATTTCTGCAGGTGTTCCAGCCAACAATTGGATTTCCTTTTTAGAGGATAGTTCACAGGCGGCCATTGGTGGTAACGCTCAATTAGGAGTTGTGGTTGATGCTACATCCTCCATTATAAAAGCCTACGGTGACTCTTGGGAAAGTGCAGGGAAAATACAAGATGGTTTTCAAAAAACGGTTAATCTTGGGCAAATTCCAAGTTTAGAGGCACTAGCCTCTGCAATGCCACGAGTAACGGCTGTAGCTGCAGATTTAAAAGTCTCTCAAGAGGAGCTGAACTCTGTTTTTGCAACTGCCTCTGGAGTAATGGGAAAACCTGCAGAAGTAGCGACCCAATTAAACGCTGTTTTATCTGCCATGTTGAAACCAGGAGCTGAAGCTGTAAAAATGGCAAATAGCTTGGGTATTGCATTCAATGCAGATTCTATTCAGAAATCGGGAGGTTTGAAAAACTACCTAGATGTTTTGATGCCAAAAATTAAAGCCTTTTCTGATAGAACAGGAAGAACACAACAGGAAATCATAGGGCACTTATTTGGATCTCAAGAAGCTATAAAATTAGTTATTGGTTTGGGCGGTAAGCTGTCTGAAAGTTTTGGAGACAATACGGAAAAGATAAAAAATTCAACAGGAGCCGTTCAGGCTGCTTTTGATATTATGCAAGTTACCACCAATAGCAAAGTGAAGCTGATGCGAAATTCATTTTCAAATGCTATGGACGGTATTTTTGTTGCCTTAGCACCGCTACTTCATTTGTTGATTGATGGTACCGCAAAAATATTTCAATTTATACGTGGCTTTATTGAAGCGCACCCAGTACTCTCTAAATTCTTAATTATTACAACTGCTGTAGCTGGCTCTGTTATTTTTATGGGAATGGTGGTGTCTTTAGCATCTTTAAAAATGAAAGCTTTGTACCT